GTTTAACACGCATCCGTGTTTTTTAAGGTGTGGCTTTACCGCTTCTTGGATGTCCTCAATAGAACGGTATTTGTACTTCCCGAAAGAATTGAAGTTAGACTTTGGGGCTTTTAGGTCGTGCTGAATCGCATTCAGCTTTGCAATTAAATCCATTTGTTTTTGTTTTTGTGGATTAGAGTTCAATTTCGTTAGGGTTAAATTCAGCCCGTCCACTCTCTATAAGTGAATTCAGTTGGCTTTGATTCCCGTTATTTTCTATGTAGTCTAGGCAAGCGTCATGGTCGTAGAACTTCCATTCTCGTTCCAATGCGTGGAAGGTTGCACCTAGAACCCCCTTATCTCTCAGGAAGAGTTCAACCTGGTACGTCTTAAACGCTACCGCTCTAATTAACTCAGAACCATTATAGGCAACGATAGCACCACTATCTCTATTGGTTTCAATGTACCGATATCCTTGGTAGAACAAGTATTCAGCAAGGGTCTGAGGCATTAACCCCCTTGGTTGTGTTTGAGCCATAGGACAAATATAGTAATTAATTTTTTTCTTTCGCTCTAAATCTAAGCCACCCAAAGCAAGTAACGCCCCCCTTCCCCCCATTACAGAGAGGAAATATAATCTTGCTTCGGTACGGCTGAGTTTGTCGCTTTAGAGATCACTTGCACCCCTTCGGACATCCACCTTACGGCTGTTGCCTTTCGGGATAACGGTACTGGATGACTTATGCTTTCACGGAGTACCAACCCCCTAACCTCTTCGGTGTCTGCTAGTTAAACGATTCGCTGCCGCTTTCTACTAGCTTCTTATGTCTACAAAGGTACGCAAACGTATAAAACAAGTCAAGAACCCCTTAAACGGCTTCCGCTCGTGAACTTAAATTTGCCCTATGCGACAGACTACCGATATAATGCGGCTCGTTCACAATGCAATTAGAACCGTCCTCAACGCCAATGGTCAGAGTTCCGTGGCTATCCAGTATAGCAGAACCAACGTCAGCGACCTTGACAAGTATGTTTATATTGATATAGGTGGCGCAGATAGAACGGGTTCACAGACTGACCTGAGTTATGACTACACAATAACCACGGGAGTGATCTTCTACGAAACCTCACCAGCGTACTCAGTCACCAACCATAATACTTTAATCGACCTGGTCTATAAGGCTTTCCAAGACACCACCTTAACGGGCGAAATCCACAACGAGGCTAGAACGCTAGACCTAGAACTAGAGAGCGTTAGCGACCTTGGGGCAAGTAAGGAGCAGACCCGAAGCGATGATGGTAGGTATATAGTCCGCTATCTAATGGACTTCAACCTTCGTATGAACCTAACTGCTAGCTAGTTAGAACTTCTTTTTATTTGTTTACTCTTTTTGTTCTAGCTTTGACGCTATGACAGAAAAAGAAAAAAAGACCTTAAGGGAGGCCATTATAATAATACAAGGGCTATTAGACTCAGGGCAATTAGATTTATTCGGGGAAAAGAAGTCGAACGAACGAATACCCGAACGATTCACCGCACCGACAAAGGAACAAGTCCGAGAATACTTCTTAGAAAAGGGCTACACGGCTTGGAGGGCTGACGAAATGTGGGAGTATTACGAAGCCTTGAACTGGTGCGACTCCCACAACAACACCATAAAATCTTGGAAGCATAAGGCCCTTAATGTTTGGATGACCCCCGAACACCGACTTAAAAAGACTAACGGGTTTGATCTATGAACCTAGAAGCCTCTTTAGTTGAATTGATCATTAAGCAATATTTCAAAGTTTATTGAATGGGTGTTTTGAATAAATATAGTGTTCAACGTGTGGGGTTTAAGGATGTGGATGAGTGGCTATTATATAAACACTACGCGAAACGTAGGTGCAATGTGATGTTTGCGTTTGCTTTGGTTGATGGTTTTGAGGTAGTTGGTGTTTGTACTTTGGGAATGCCCCCAACCCCATTTTTCAGCAAAATATTTGCAAAAGGAACATACTTAGAACTAAATAGATTAATTACTAATGATGACTTAGATAAAAATGCACTATCCTTTTTTGTTGGCTATGTATTGCGTAATATAGGGAATTATTGCGTAGTATCTTATTCTGATCCAAATAATGGCCATAATGGTTATATTTACCAAGCCACAAATTGGATTTATACTGGGGCTGGCAGAGTTAATCAAAAAGACAAAAGGGGTGTAAACAAGTTTTTTTACAATAAGAAAGAATATCACGAAAGGCATATACCTGAAACAATGGCGCGCTTGGGCTTTATTTTGGATAGTAAAAAAACTAAAAATCAAAATTGGTTAGACAACGGTGGTGAAATCGTACCGCAGAAAAGAAAGCACAGATACTTTTATGTATGTGGTAATAAATTATTCAAGAAAAAAAATCTAGATATCATTAAAAGTAATTTTGAAATTTACGAATACCCAAAAGATGCAAATACAAATTATGACACTTCATACGAAGTCAAAAATAAATATATTCAGCCAAAATTAATTTAATAAATTAATGAACCTAGAAGCCTCTTTAGTTGGGTTACTGATTAACGACCCAGCGGCAATAGATAGCGTTAGGATTGAACCCGAATGGTTCGAAGACCCTACTTATTTCAAGATTGTCAAGGCGTGTAAAGACACTAGGGCAAAGGGAAGCTATGAAGATTTGGTTACATTGGGTCAGAGATTTCCCGACCAGGTCACTTCCTTGGTAGAACTCTCCAAAAATGCACCGTTTCGGGTCGATATAATCCCCTATGCTACCCTAGTTCAAGAGGACTTCATTAAACGGCAAGCCCAAAGGGTAGGACAAGACCTAATTCAGACCCAAGACATTGAAGGGGTTTTTAAGGCTTCTAACGACATTAACCAACTCCTTGAGGGTAGCACACCCCAAACCACTAAGACGCTCTTAGAACTAATGAACGGGGCGTTAGAACGGATAAAAGACACGTCTATGGGCGCACCCACGGGGAATAGCGTTCTAGATGGGGTGTTAAATGGCTTGAAAGGTGGTGATTTGAGTGTTTTGGCGGCACGTCCAGCGATGGGTAAGACTGCTTTTGCTATTGAAACTGCCGTAGCCTCTCAGTCAAAGGGCCGTGTTCTGTTCTTTTCTTTAGAGATGCCTAGCGACCAATTAATAAAAAGACTTTGGGCCAACACTAGGGAGGTTGAAATGAAAGAGGTTTTTAGTTCTAGCCCTGACGTTAGCAAGCTTCAGAAGGCAATGATCAAAAGCGAGGGGTATAAAATCGAGGTGCTGGAAGATTATGTGTACGTTGAGGACATAGCTAGTAAGGTAGCCAAGGAAAATAGGAAGGGAGATGTTTCGCTCGTGGTGGTTGATTACTTACAACTAGCCAAGACAAGGCAAAAGACCAACAACAGAGAAAGGGAAGTAGGGGAAATGTCTTGGGCGTTTAAGATGATCGCTAAAAAGAACAACCTTCCCGTTTTACTCTTATCCCAACTGAGCAGAGCCGTAGAATCAACCGAAACCAAGGAACCCGATAGCCACCACTTGAGAGATTCAGGGAGTATAGAGCAAGACGCTTCGGTTATTATAATGCTTTATAGGTCAGTAGTTTACGGCATTCAAGAAGATGGGGAATACTTCGACTTAATTAAGGTGACCAAGAACCGTAACGGGGAAACTGGAAGAATTAAGGGGAGGTATTTCGATGGACGATACCAAAGCTGGAGCGGAAGTTTTAAAGATTCCAAAGACGTTCCTTTTTGAGTGCCTATATTTAGGGGATGGAGGTAGAAGACTACTTGGAGGCTATGCGGTTGATCAAACTAATCGACCTGACCCCTGAAGACTACCTAGACCTTTCGGTTAGCCACGTTCTTCTGTATGATGAGTTCATTGAATGGCTCAAGGATTTCATCCTTTCCCACGAAACCACCAGTTATCAGCTTCAGATGATTGAAGACCTTATGGAAATTAGGGCCTATGACGCGATATCTGAACTATTTTTGCCCAAGGATAACGAGCAATTGAGTATTTACGACATAATTTGAACAAGTTGAAGGAGATGGGTATTAGCAAAAACACCTTTTGCATTACCGAATATGGGGACATTGTTAGCGTTTATGACGTTGTACAAGCAGTTTTAGACTATGAACGAGGAAGAAAAAGCGAGGGAGAACTTAGCTAACACGAAGCAAGGGAAGCACCTGGCTAAAGTTCGGCATAGATTCACCGAGGAAGACCGAAAGAAGTCAGCTACTAAGCGGCACAAGTCTTCTAAAAGGGAAATAGAGGAGATAAGAAGAATCTTCGCTAAGATGGCTGACGGTGTTCAACCTAGAATTCATAAGTTTCTAATGGACACGGCTGAAGGTGTACCCCAAAGGGACGAGGGAGGGAACGTAATTCGGGACGAACGTGGGGCCGTTGTGTGGTCGAATGCTCCTGACCCTGCCCGTGCGGTTGACATTTTCCTAAAAATAAGTAAATTCGTTATTCCTGAGTTGAAGGCGGTAAGTGTGGAGGCTCTTGTGAGAGATGAAAGCGGCACACAAATAACCTTACCCCCTTGGATGATTAAGGAGGCTATTGAGGATGACGAACCCGAACCTTAAATTTCTAAGAGAAAACCACGAGTCTAAAAGGCTTATAAGCCTAAGAGGGGGCACAAGGTCGGGAAAGTCATATAGTGCCGTTCAGTTCCTTATTGAACTTTGCTACAAGTACCCCAATGCTGGGATGGTTATCACCATTGCTAGGCAAACATTACCAGCCTTAAAAGCCTCAACCCTTCGGGACTTCGTTGAGATTCTGCAAAGCTTTGAGGCATACGTTGAGGAAGACCACAATAAGACCGAGGGAATCTATAAGCTTCGTGGGAACACCGTTGAATTTATTAGTTTGGATCAACCCCAAAAGCTGAGAGGTAGGAAACGGGACACGCTTTTTTTAGACGAATGCAATGAAATAACCGCTGAGTCATTTAGGCAACTATCTTACCGAACCACGGGGTTTATTGTGCTGAGTTATAACCCTAGCGACCTTGACGGCTGGTGGTACGAAGTGGAGTCTAGGGAAGATGCGGCTTTAATTGTCACCACCTATAAGGATAACCCACACTTACCCAAGTCTATCATTGCCGAAATAGAGAGCCTTAAAACGTCAAGCCCTGAAGATTGGGCGGTGTTTGGATTAGGTGAGAGGGGACGAGGCAAGAAGGGCAGAATTTATAGGAACTTCACCAAGGTAGAAGAACTAGACTTCTCGGAGTGTTCAGATGTTTGCGTTGGTATCGACTTCGGTTTTAGCCAAGACCCCACGGCAGTCCTAAAGGTCGGTAAGCATAATGATCGGGTCTATGTCGATGAACTGGTTTACGAAACGCATCTTACTAATACTGAGTTAGTTGAGAAGATAAAACACGAATGTGAGGGGTTAAGGGTCATTTGTGATAGCGCAGAACCTAAGAGCATAGCGGAACTAAGAAGAGGAGGACTAAACGCAATTGGTGCGATTAAGGGGCCTGACTCAATTAGGAATGGTATTAAGCTACTGCAATCCAAGGAGGTTCTATACACTAGACGAAGCAAGGACTTAGAAAGGGAACTAGGGTCTTATGTATGGCACCTGGACAAAAACGAGCGCCCAACTGAAAAGCCAATAGATTCCTTCAACCACCTTCTTGACGCTCTGAGGTATAGCGTGGGGTTTTTATATAAACGGGGCTAAAGGGCTAAATTACTTTTGTGCTATGGCGTTATTAGATTTCCTCAAGTACGACCGCAAAGAGTCGAAAATACAAGAGCAGTTAAGCAAACTACTCACGGCCCAGCTAACCCACTTGGGGGCGAACTCAGCAATTTGGCAACCGTTCAACTTTGAGAGTTTACTAGAGCAAGCCTACCAAAAGAACCCTGACGTATATTCAGTTATAAATTTCCTTAGTAAGAAGATGTCTAACGTTCCTTTGTGTGCGTATGACTCCGAGGGGAATAAGATTGAATACGAACCATTTGAGAGGGTCAAAGACCAGCCCAATAGCTACCAAAGTTTTAACGACTTCCTAGCTAACCTATATTCTAACTACCTTCTAACGGGTAACGGTTACATATATTGTCAGAAGGGTGAAACCGCAATAACTGAAGGTCGAATTCTGCTCGTGGAAGCTTTGCCTAGTGTATACATAGAGGCCATATCGGGTAAGAGCGGTAGAGGAGTAGCGGAATACAGATTCACGGAGGGCTACATAAACACGAAGATGGACGCTGACAATGTGATCCACATCAAAAACGTGCAAATGGCCTTTGGTAGCGGTGAACATTTATACGGACAAAGCCCTTTACAAGCGGCCTTCAAATCAATTCAAACTTCAAATAGTGGCTATGATTCTCAGAAGGCAAGTATGGATAACCAAGGGGCGGCTGGTATTCTCTATAACAAAGGAATTGACTTCGCTGGCGGTAAGGATGCGTGGACTCAAGACGAGATTAACGAGATGCGCCAAAGCATTAAGGAAGTCCGAAAGAACTCAAATTCTAATTCTATTGGTGTTGGTGTCGGTGACCTGGGTTACATTAACTTTGGTATCACTCCCGTGGATATGGGAATAATGGAGGTTCTAGACCTTTCCCTTAGTGACGTTTGCAACGCCTACAACTTGCCCGTTGGTCTGTTCAATAACAACGACTCTAGCACGTTCTCAAATCAGGAGCAGTACAGAAAGCAAGCTTACACGGACTCTATCTTGCCTACTCTGAACAAGTTCGAATATTCCTTCAATCATTTGTTTATGAATGACGAGGGGGTTTATTTCAAGTTTGACACTTCAGAGATTCCCGAACTCCAGGCCGACAAGAAGGAGCAAGTTTCTGCCCTTAGTGGTGCGTATTGGATGACCCCGAATGAAAAGCGTGAGATGATGGGGTTGGCGGCTATTGATGATAAGGATATGGAGCAAGTTTACATTCCTTCTAGCCTGACTCCAATCGACCTTAGTGGCTTTGACGGTGCGGAATGAGTCCAGCAGACAAGAGGTATTTAGAAGTTAATAGGCGAAGGGACAAGATTTCTAGGCGTTACGCTCGTGAACTGACTGAAGAGATATTCAAGGCAAACGAGAAGTATGCAAAAGCCGTAGACGTAAGCGATCTAAACAACGTTAGGTTTCCTATTAACTACCCCGAAACAAAGGTTACCAAGATAGTGGAAGAACTCTACTATGATGCTGGTTATATCTTTGCAAATCAGTTTATTAAGGACTACTTCAGCGGCAAGTTCAAGAGCGATTTAAGTGACGGTATCCCAAAGGTTCAATGGATGACCGATGCAATAGCGAGGTATTTGTTATTGAACATCAACGAGATTAAAACAATAGACTTAACATCCGCTGAGTCTGTACAAGCGTTAATTAACTCAATAGTTCAAGATGCTATTCAAGAGGGTAAGGGGGTTAAGGAGGTAGAAAGGGCACTTAAAACCAACAAATTCCTATCCAACCTAAGACGAACTTCACGCTTCCAAGCTGAACGAATAGCTAGAACCGAAACCCTTAGTGCCGCTTCTTACGGTGAATTTGTGAGCACCGAACATCTATTTGAGGAGTACGGGGTTACTATGTCAAAATATTGGATTGCTAAGAAGGATGCTAGAACCCGTAATTCTCACAACGAGATGAAACGGAGCGAAACCATAGGAGCAGAAGAAGACTTTGAGGTTGGAGGTTCTAAGATGCAGTTTCCAGGTGACCGAAAGGGAGGCCCTAATAATGTGATCAATTGCCGTTGTGCGTTAGGGTGGCGTAGGATAGAAGGCCCAACAGAAGACGAATTATCTTAGACCCTATGTTTAAACCCACCCAAGAGATTATTGACAAGGCCCAAGGGGTTTTGGATTATGTCGCTGAAAATGGTTGGGGGACGTGTGGGACGGACGTAGGGAAGCAAAGAGCGAACGACCTAGCCAAAGGCCGTGAATTGTCCTTAGATGTCGTGAAGAGGGTATATAGCTATTTAGCTAGGGCTTCGGAGTACTACGATGGGGGAAGCTATGAGAAGTGTGGGAACCTAATGTATGACGCTTGGGGAGGGAAGCCAGCCTATTACTGGTCAAAAAAGATTGTAAACGAGAATAAGAGTATGGATAAAGTATACACCACGAAGAACACGAGCCTAGAACTCAAGGACGTGGACACCGAAAAGGGAACCGTTGCTGGCTACTTCTCAGCTTTTGACAATGTCGATAGCCACGGGGATATAATGCGAAGAGGCTCTTACGCTAAGTCCATTAAGGAGAATGGGCCAATGGGGAAAGGTAGAATTGGGCACTTGTATATGCACGACCCTTTAAATCCTATTGGGAAGATCACGGAACTTAAAGAAGATGACTTCGGGCTATATTTTGAGTCTAAGATGTCTAAGCGGCCTTTCGCCCAAGATGTGCTTACGATGTACCAAGAGGGTATAATTAAGGAGCATTCAGTTGGTTTCGTTCCGCTCGTGTTCTCCGAGAGAAGAGAAGAAGGCAAGTTAAAGGGCTACGAGATAACAGAAACCAAACTAAGGGAAGGTTCTAGCGTGGTCTTTGGTGCTAATGAAAACACTCCCTTTGTGGGAATGAAGAGCCTTGAAGAGATAGAGGGCAGAATGGAGGTATTGGAAAGCTTCATTAAAGGGGCTAATGTTACTGATACTACATTTGTTACCATTGAGAACGAACTTTCGCAGTTGAAAGCGTTGATTAATACACTCGTGACTGAGGGGCCGTCTAAGGACACTCCGAATAACGAGCCGTTGAACGTCTTAGAATTGTGGAACTCAATTAATGTTTAATAATTCCTAAAAAGAAAATGGAAGAGATCAAAACACAGTTGGAGGCCATCAAAAAAGACTTGGATGGTGCTATCAACGCTGGTGCAGAAGCATCAAAAGAATACACTCAGGAAAAGCTGAACGCTTTCAACGAGGTACTAGAGAAGTCTAACGCTTCTATCGCTAACCTGGAGGCTCGTGTAAACGAACTGAAAGGAAACGGAATGGAGGACAAGGACGCGGTAGCTAAGACTACTCAGGAGGCCCTTATGAACGCTATGGACTCTGACGGGTTCCGTTCATTTGTTAAGGGTGAGTCTAGCCGTTTCAACATCGAAGACCTGAAGGTTAAGGGTGTGGATATGCCTACTGCTGGTCAGACTACTCAAGTTGTTGACAACGCTTATCTGCCTATTCTTCCTGAAGTTGAGCGCAAGTTTCGTGTAAGAAATGCACTCCGTCAAGGTTCTATGAGCGGTGACGCGGTTCAGTTCCCCGACATTAGCGCATCTACTGACGCGGCTGGTGTAGTAGCTGAAGGTTCTGCAAAGCAACAAGTCGACAAGACTTTCGCTCTTCAGACGTACAACGCTCAGACTATCGCTGGTTATATGCGTCTGTCTAACCAAATGTTGGCTGACTTCCAAGGGATCACTTCTTACCTTGCGTACGAACTCCCACGTCAGATTTACAACGCTGAAGATGTTCAGTTGTTGACTGGTAACGGAACGGCTCCTAACCTCTATGGTTTGTCTAGCGGTGCTTTGACTGATGCTGACCTTGTTGGTACTTCCTTCGAGGATGCTATCGCTTCAGGTCTTGCTACTAAGTACGATTGTATTTTGGCGGCTATCGGTCTTCTGAAGTCTAGCGACTACGCTCCTGACGCTATTATGATGAACCCTAGCGACTTGGTTCAGTTGGCTTACGCTCGTGACACGAACGGACAATACACTGCCCCCGTCATCTTCGTTGACAACACGCCTACTATCTATGGCCTCCCAATTCAGGAGTCTTCTGCCGTAGCTAGCGACACGTTCTATGTGATGGATTCACAGAATGTCGGTCAGTTGTTCCAGCGTGAGGGAGTTTCTGTAAGGTTCTTTGAGCAAGACGGCACTAACGTAACCACTAACGAAACTACTGTCCGTGGTGAGATGCGTGAAGCCTTTGCTAAGTTCCATTCAGACGCTTGCTTCGTTGACACGTTCACGAATGTGATTTCAGTAATTCAAGCTTAATTAGTTTGATTCTGTTTAAAGGGGCCTTCGGGCCTCTTTTTTTTGCTTTAGAAATTTTGTTTATCTTAGCCGCATAGGTTTTTAGGTTTTGATTAAGGGGGCTTCGGCCCCTTTTTTATTTGCATACCTAGGGGGGTTGTGTTATCTTCGCTTCGCTTATTTTTGTCATGTGGGGGGTGTATGGTTTGGCGGCCTTGCCCCCCTTTTTTATAGGTCTTACGCTCGTGGTCGTATTTTAGAGGTATGAGAACACGCACTAAGATAACCAGCACTTCAGCCCAAACGGGGGTAACATCAGCAGAGTTAAAGCTATTCGCTAGAATCCCCGACATCGCTGGGGAAACGAACTTACTATCTGCCCTATTGTCTTCCGCTCGTGAATACGTTATGCGTTACACGGGTTACGCCTTCGACCAGGTCATAGGGGTGAAAGTGGTAGTAACAGACTTCACAGAGGATATTAATAACGCCAAGCTTCACCTTGAACTGCCTATTGCCCTAATGGATGGGTCTTACTCTAGTGTCGTGGTAACGGGCTATGACGAGAACGGGGATAGCACAACGCTAACAAGCCGCACAAGGGGAGATGATACGCTCGTGATCAGTTCGGTCGATACAGGCTATGAAGAGATAGAAGTTACCTACACGGCAACACCCTCAATTCTACCCGATGCTATCCAACAAGCTATCTTGTTAATTGCCGCTGAACTCTACGATGAAAGGAAGGTAACCATTAAGGGAACGATCACTTCAGAAACTGAATTGACCGTTAAAAACCTTTTGTCAGGGTATAGGCGATTTACCTCTTTTTATGCTTAACTTTAAATAGGTAAGGATGAGAGAGTTAATAATTCTTTATACGGAAACCAATACCACGGACGAGATAGGGGGCTTCACAACCGCTTTAACGCAACTTAGAGAGCAGTATGCAGACGTTCAAGTTGAATCCACGGGGTACACCCAACAGAACCCAAACGCGTCTAGAAACGCTTCTATTGTCGTCACAATGCGTGACGCTACGGACTATTCTTCTGAGGAGGTAACCACAACGGGGAGCGAGTCCATTAAGGCTATTAGTTGGAGGGGCACAACGTACCGAGTGGAAAGCTTCCCCACACCTGATCTAACTGGAATGGTCACCTTTACCGCTACTAGTGTTTAGGGTTGAGGTAGAAGATAAGGAACTGCTAGCGAAGGTCAGGAAGGCCAAGCAAGAAGTTTATAGGAAGGTTATGGGTGAACTACTCATCGGGGCCAAGGAGATTCAATCCAACGCTAGGGAGATTGTCCCCGTAAAAGATGGCCACCTTCAGGACTCAATCGTAACCGACCCCGTAGAAGACGGCTTCAAGGTTGGTACTAATTCCGATTATCGCAATTACATAGAGTTCGGCAAGCCAACGGGAACGGGGC